CCTGCTTTGAGTTCTTCTTTGAAGACTCCGGGGGCTTCGGCCCCCACGTTACCCTCTGTAATTCAGAGGGACACTGTTTTCATAGAAAACAGACGAAAGAATCCAATAATTGGATTATGTACTCGTTTGAGTACTTATCGTATCAAAAATGATACGTGTTTCGACCCGCGAAACGAAGGTTTATTACCTTCAATCCGTTTATATCGGATGATTGGCTATGCCATTCCTTATCGAAATTTCGATATATTGGTCCATTTGACCGATAATCAATGGAAAACCATTGAAGAATGTTGGATAGCCAACATGCATACAATTGTATTGCATCCGCGGTTCGATCCGAACCGAATCGATCGTCGATTAGTTCGAAGTATTCGAGCTTATAAACGGTGGTTCATCGTTTTCTTCACCAAAGGGTTGAAGACCAAGAGAGATTCCCTTGGAATTCAGAGATATCGTCTGATTAACCTTGAGAAGGGTCTCAAGGCACTTAAAACTATAAGTGGATACATGCAGTATTACTGCTGTTTTGATTTAAAAGAAATCAATAGATTGCCTCCTGCAATTCCCTTCTTTCGAGGGTATCATGAAGATAAACATATCTTCGAATTCACCTGGTTTGGTGGATATCTCTCTGATTTTCGGAGAGTTGATCGTTTCTTAACCGATCAGGACCTAATAGCCCTATGTCAAATTCGGACATTTGGCAGAGCATTGCCTTGCCCTTCTCGAAAAATGTGTCGAGAAGATCTTAAAACCCAAATTGGGATTTTAACTACAGAACGTGTAGTTGAACCATATTGGCTCAGTCAAATGGATTCCATTTGTTCACTTTTCGGTGAAAAGTGGGCTATCGAAGATATGCCAAGACATAGTCATTTTTCTATGTCAACTTCAGGATGTTATGAAGTGACCTCCAAAGAAGGAGGTCAGGCGTCCTATATCAGGACCAAATACATGAAGTATTTAACAACCCGTCTTCGGGATTGTAAATTCATTAAGAATGAATTATCTGTCTTTGAAACAGATTATCAAGAATTGAATCTTGAAGACTGGATTTGTGAATCCAGTTATCAGAATAAATATTCTGATTCTCCCTGTGATCCAGGGAATTTAACCGACTGTTTTGGTCGTTTTCCTTTTCCAAAAAGTGAAAAGGTATCTGGCTTTGCCAGTTTATTTACTGATAATCGTATCAGGTTTAATTCACTTATTGTGAATGGTCAGAAAAGTAATGACCTAATCCTATTAGATTGGATTTATCGTTCCAAAAATCGGAACTCTCGTGAAGATTTTTCACGATTCCTGGAAATTTCAGGAAATGACAAGGAATTTCCATGTCTACCCAATGAAATTGGGTTTGCCATTTTATTAATGGCTATATCAGAAGGATATAGTCAAGGAACTTTTCTTGACTTAGATGGAAATCCATCTGAACCAGATATTTTCTTGGTTATTCCAGGATGTCCTTGGAAAGTTCCACTTTGGAATGGACGTAGAATTTTACGTTATAAGGTAGTAATTCCACCTAAAGTTAAACTTACTTGTTTAGCTGAACCTGGAGCCAAGTCCAGGTCACTTGGGAATACTCAAGTGTGGTTTACAATCGTTACTCGATTGATGAGGTTCATGATTGAACCGATCATCGCAAGGGATGGTCGTGCCCGTATTGGGCTAGTTTCAGTCAACAAAATGTGGACTTTTCTGAAATATCTTCAGAAAGTTAAATATGAAAATATTCATATTCAATCGACTGATTATAAGTCGTCAACGGATTTTATTCCGTTGTCAATTATTTCCACATTGTGGAAATCCTTAACTAAACGTGTTAAGAAAAATCACCCATTTTTGGTGTTTTTAGATTTGATTATTTCAAATCGTAATCTAGAACTTCTAGATTATCATGATTTATCTTCAGAAATTGAAGATTGGACCCATCGTTGTGGGTCCTTCATGGGAGAACCCATGAGTTTTATGACATTAACTGTCATGAATCTTGCCTCAGAGGAGGTAAGTGAATTGGAATATTTCAATTTTCACCCAACAATTGGGCGAGACCCAGTTGCGGTCTGCGGGGATGATTTCCTCGCTGTTCGAACTTCTTTGAACAGAATCCTTAAATTTAAGGAAGTGACCCAAAAGTTGGGTTTTGTCTTTTCTTGGAAAGACCAAATCTCAAGGAGAATTGGGATCTTCTGTGAGGATCATATCTTAGTAGATAAACATGGGAATATTTCCTATGTTGATGTGATCAAATCACGTCTTTTGACGCCAATGACGCGTCAACACTCTGACAATCGGAGTGCTATTCTCGGAAAAGGGAGAATGTTACGTAATCAATTAGATTACTTTGAAGATAAACTCTTCAAGGTTCATGTTATGGACCTTTATTACACAATTTTTAATCGTGTTTATCGAGGAATACTCGATACACTGTATATGCCAGTGTGGCTTCCACCAAATTGTGGTGGATTAGGCTTCCCAATTATGGAAAGCTCAATCCCAGATTGGGGTTGGAAATATATCAAGCATATATTTGATCTATTAAACATAGATAATATATTTGAGAGATATCTCAGATTAGCAGAATTGAGAGTTCTCAATTCACCTTCAAAGAAAGGAATTTCCACTTGGGAAAGATCCAAAAAAGTTTTGGGAAATTTAATTGATAAATTTAGTATCCACCAATATGATGGATTAATTCGAGATGTCGAATTACACCAATATTTGGTGTATAACGATAAAGTTATTATTGATTTATTGAAATCAATTGGTCGTGAACCCCGACCGGATCCCTATGATCCGAGCAAATTTGATTTTGCCCAGCTTCGAAATGAAGCTGAATTAATTGGATTTATTCCATTTGACGACCTCTTATTTGAGGTCGAACGGATTCAAAATTTTGAATCCTTCCTTAATAAAGGAGGATCACGACAACAACGTGATTTGAAGTCTTGGGCTTCATCCTCCAAAAAATATTGGAGATCCAACAAAATTTCTGTTGGATATAATAGAACTGGTTCTATTACATCAAATGATGTTCCGGAGTTTAAGAACTTCGTAACTTTGGAAAACAAAGTTAACCGGTGTTCCCCCGGTTGGATCTATCTGCACAGTGCAGAAGTGAATTTATTTAATTCATCAGCCAGTCTTAAGATTGACTTTAATCATGATATTCATGTTTCTAAGAGAAAAACTCCTAGTAAATTGCATAAGGCAGTTTTACAGTTCCTAATTGAAACTGATGTAATTGAATCAATTACTGATCGACCAGCGATCTACCCGGAAGTTCCGGATATTACCTTAGATCCTGAGGTATCACGAAGAATTCGTGATGATAACTGGAGTTCTAGTTTAACGGCACAATATCTGTCGTATCTTCAAGAAGATGGTGGAAATGTTCCATCAGAAACCTTAGTTTCTCTAGAAAATGTTTCTAGTTCTGACAATCAAAATGATTGTCCTACCCAATGAGTAGACTTGAATTTTTCAAGTCTTAGAAGTGTGAATTAACACACACCTCCCACAGGGAGGGGGGCCATGTGATGGTGGTCCACTCACCGACTTGGGCAAGTTCCAGTAGTACCGGATGGTCCTGGGACCTCTACCCATATTGGTGGGGTTAGTCGGTTCGAAGCCGACCTAAGAATTCCTATATTTGGAATTCCCAACTTTGTTGGAAATGTCAAAGTGACATACCCATCCCGGAGAATGGGAATCTTGGCAAAGGATGCAGGCTCTGCGCCTTCCCTTCCGCCGAACCACCTAATGGTGT